GAAATAAAGGTCTGAGTAAAGTCTTATCCATACTTTACCCCATTGGCTTTAGAAGTTGATAGGCAGCATAAGCACCTAATCCTGTTGATGCGGCTTTAGCTAAAGGATCAACACCAGGACCTGTCGTTTGAGTAACAGTTGATGCAGCTGTAGGTAAGGCTGTCATAATACCCTTTTGAAATTCTATTCTTTGATAAGGCTCATAGGCTCTTGCAATCTCTGTTTGCCTTTGTGCAGTCAAAGCTTGTTGAGCTAATTGTTGTTGAACCGCACCTGCTCGAGCCATTTCTTGAGCAGCACCAATACCTGCTTGAGCTTGAGCACCACCCAAAGTACCTAATAATCGAGCACCTTCTAAGCCTGCTGAAATTTCTTGTCCTTGTTGAGCTTGTGCTGCTTTTAATGCATCTTGATAACCCATTCTTTGTGCTTCACCAATAGAACGAATTCTTCCTGTCTCTAATTCACCTAAAGCCACACCCTCTCGACCACCACCAAAAGCTCCTGCATTAACTGCCTGAGCAGCTAAATTATTACGAGATATTTCTGCTTGTCTGTTTATCTCATCAGTAACAAACGATTGAAAAGGATTCATAAATCTCATGATGTCGGGCATTTGTTGCGCTGTAGCCTGAGCCTGTTGCACAGATCCAATACCTTGTTGAAATGTAGGTTGACCAAGCGATGCTAATCCAGATGCTTGAGCAAATTGTTGTTGTTGCAAGGGAGAAGGGCCAGCCGCTTGTATTGTAGGCACGGGAATAGGTTGTGCAGATAAATCAATAGCTTCATCAAATAATGCAAGTTTACGAGCTTCAATCTCTGGTGCTTCTCTTTGTATTTGTGTTGTTCTTTCGGGTTGCGAGGGAGCTGGTGCGGGGGCAGGGCCTCCACCTCCACCGCCACCTAAAAAACCTCTTAGACCAGTGATAGGGTTTTTCTTACCCATGCCACCAACGTTTTTTAATAATTGTGCTTCAAACTCGTTGATGTGAGCTAGTTCAGTATCTTCTGCTTCACCTTTACAAGCAATATCTGCATACAATAAATTGTATAGCCAAATTTTTATTTTAATTGGTATAAGTTTAAGTAACCACTTCATAGAAAAATCCTGTTCTTTTAAATTGTAAATTATTTTTTTTAATAACTTTATCCCATCCTTTTCGTCCAATTATTTCTAAACCATCGCATTTTTGTTCTTTTGCATAGTTTAAGAAAAACTTTTCTATTTTTTTTACTTCTTTAATAACTTTGCTGCCACCACAAAACAAAATTCCCAATACTATTTTTGCAGGGTAATATACTTTTTGTACTACATATACAGCGCATAACTTTTTTTTATTTGTTATTAAAAACATAGTCATTGTGCCTTGTTTTAAAAGTTTGTATGTAGAATCTAATGTATGACGACCATTAGACTGCACTACTACTTTATGAACCCAATTTTTTACTTTATCCCAAAACACATCAACACACTCTATATCAACTTGTTTTATTTCTATCATTTACTAAATCGTACACTCTTTTAAATGAATCTTGTTGTTTATAAAAAAACTGTGCACCCTTTCTTCTCATGTCTTTAAAATCATCTGGGTTTGCTCCTGTCATAATACCTGCACCCAAAATAGCATCAGCTCTTGACACAAACTCACCGTCAGCTAATTGGGCTAACATTGTATCTTCATCTTTATCACCATTACCAGAACCATCTTCTACATAACCCATAGCCCTTACATAATTATTAGCATCTTTTTCATCGTGATCTGATTTTGACGGTAAATAGTTTACACCACCTTCTTTTAATTTAAGAGTTGCTAAACCGCCTTGTCTTGCTGCAAACATTTCTTCTTGTCGATCATATACATTTGCTGGTGTCAATGCATCAGGAGCCATAACGTATTCTGCCCTTTCACTTGTAGGATCAAAACGTTCTCGTTCTCTCTGGTATAACTCTCCTGTCATCCCAGCAAATTCTGGTGAACCAGGACTTACCGTTCCTACAGGAGTTTGATTAGACAAAGCTAAACTACCAAGAGTTGCTGCTCCACCTATTACTGCCCCAGGATTTTCATCTACAAAAGTGCTTATAGCTCCAGGTATCCTTGCTAAATTTGCACCTATATTACTGGTTTGACCTGCAACCCCTAATCTTAAAGCTTCCGCTCCTGTAGGAAATGCACTTGATATTGTTGACGGTATCCCACTTGCGGCTGCGGTTGGTATCGCAGGAGCTCCTGCACTAATTGAAGCTGCACTTGGGAAAGCTCCAGTTAATTGACTACCAACACCAAAATTTGATGCAACACCAGTAGTTGCTTTTTCCAAAGCAAGTGCTGATTCTGCTGCAGCAGTTGAACCACCAGCAGCCTGTGCCCCTAACGCTCCTTTTGCGGCTGAAACACTTGCAGATGTGGGCGCTGTCATTAAAGCTTTAATACCACCTGCTCCTAATCCAGATAACACACCTGCTAGCAAAGCAGTCCTCGTGGATGCACCAGCTAATTTAGCAATTCCAAAACCTGCCGCCCCAACAGCCAAACCTATTGCTAAAGGACCAAAATATTGTCTTAAACCAGTGTTAGGATTAAGAGTGCCTGCACCACCTATACTTTTTAAAAACGCTTGTTGTTCTTTTGTAAGATAAGCTATTCTGGTATCACCGTTGATACCTTTACTTGCTAAATCGTCATAAAGTAAGTTGGTAAACCAAGTTTTGATAAACTTGGGGATTAAATTAATAATCCTCTTCATCATAAAAAACTCCTAAGTAATTACTTAACCTCTAGTTTACTCTGATTTTGGGGGACTTTCAACTCCCTGATCGTGCATCTCATCATACAATCTTCCTGTGTATTGAAACTCACCAACATGAGTAATATAACTCATAATGTAACAAAACAATTTACCACCAATTTTTGACCACAACCTACAAAAAGCAAAGTCTTCTCCTAAATATCTTTTTGTTTCTGGATCATAATAAGTATCGAAAAAATTATAAAAATGTGGTCTGTCCATATACTTTCCATCTATCGTAGTTTTTTGCACTATCTCTCTATTTGGATAGGCCTTAATTAACTTATCAAATACATCACGTTTTATTAACATACAACCCGTAGGACAGTGTGTTGCTTCTATAACACCTTTATTAATTTTTATATCCTGATTGTTATCCTTAATTAATAAAGGATATTGATGTATATGGTGTTGACAATCATCGTCTTTCTTAATAAAACCAGATTTAATTTTTTGCATTAGGGTATCCCATTGTGCTGTTTTCATAGGATAAGGTATTGATATAATATCTTTGTCTAATTCTATTAATCTAAATATAGCCTCTGGATCAAAAGCAATATCAGAATCAACAAATAACAAGTGTGTAAAATCTGTATTTAAAAAATAACTTACGCAAAGGTTTCTGCCTTGTGTAACTAAAGATGACTTCATCATCTGAAACATAATCCGCATACTACGTTTCATACATTCTTTTTGTAACTCTAACATAGTTTGAGCATAATGCATTGACACATCACTATGCACAGGGGTTGCTACAAACAAACTAACAGGACGTTCCTCTTTTAACCAAATAGGTTTATTGTTTTGCATCTAATATGCCTGTTAGAAAATTAGTCCACTCTAAAGCTTTTTTATCCCAAGAGTAAAATCGTCTTACATATTTTTGTTGTTCGTCTAAATGCTCTTGGATTATTGGTTCGTGGAGCGTGTCTCGACATATTTTAATACCCTCTGCAAATTGATGTGCCAAGTTTACTAAATTAGTTTCATAGTTTACGTATACAGGAAACTCGGCTCCTGTTTCAAACAAAGCACCATAGTTTGTTGTCATACAATATAAACCTGCAGCCATAGATTCAAGCAAAGATATACATGAAGTTTCTTCCCAGATACTTGGGTAAGCAAACATGTGATAGTAAGGTAATTTACTTAAAATAAATTCATTACTTCTATAACCAAGATAATTTACATTTTTTAAAGTTTTAGCTTGATCATAAAGATCTTGATATTTTTCATCATTATCTTTTTTAAATTCTTTTCCGTATATTTCACAACTACTATATACATCTAATTCTATATTTTCGTTTTCTAATAACTGCATAGTTGCAAGTAAAACATTTAGACCTCTCCAAGGTGTTGGATGAAAGATCATGCGAAGTCGATCACCTTTTGTAAAAACTTTTCTTTGTGGAAAATTGGTTACACCATTTTTTATGACATGACATCTATCGGTGGGTATATCAAAATGATACCTAAATTTTTCATAGTTCCAACTTGAATTAAAAACATACCAATCGTACTTTTGATGATTTGATTGTTCCTTAAACCAAGGCACAATATTAGGTTGATCGTAACTATTTTTTTGCCATAATATATTAACTTTATCTTGAGCAAGAGGTATTTTTTCTGGAACAGACGTGCAAATCTGAAATTGTTCGAGTATTTTTTTATCAACAAAACTTGTTAAAAAGTTTTCTTGTAGTTCAGTTCCACCTAATGGTGTCAATCTGTTTCTCCATCCAATGATAAGTCAGGGACGATAATATTAACGTTCCTTTGTATGTCACTTTCAGTTGTGTCAGTTGAGGCATCTGCAATGTCTTTTTGAACTTCAGCTTCATCTTTATACACTTTACCAGTTTTTTTATTTAGAATCGTAGTTTCAGATTTACAATGTATAATATCCATAATTAAAATTACCTAATTTATATAAAATTGCAAATAAATTATCCGTTTTCTTGCGAGCGGTCAAGTAGTGCATACGACACTATACCTTGTATTTCATCAGCAGTGCCTGCTGTCATTTTTAAAATATCACCTTCTTCTAATACAAGTGTTTGTGATATAATTTGTCGAGTTGTGTTAGCTGCAATAGAGGCATTGTCAATTCTAAATGTTGCTGATGCACTTGTATCTGTAACTTGTGTCACTAAACTTACCGTACCTGTTGAACCATTGTGAGCTTGTATTTGTTTGACTAGACAACGACCATTGGCTGGTGCCGTCAGTACACTGGTTGTGCCTGTAGTTGTGAGTGAAAACCCTTGATTTTTATATTGTATTGTCATGAGCTCATAAAAAAGTTAAAGGCATCTTGTTCATTTTTTAAATCATTTTGATAAGCAAAGTTTAACTGATTTACTAATGTTTCAATACCATAAGTTATCTGTCTTTGATTTTGTACCACATAATCATCATTAAGTTCAGGAATAAGTATATTTATTTTAGCCAACTTTTCTCGCTTTCTTTAAAGATTCTTTTGCTTTTTTTGCAATACTTACAACTTGTGTTTTACCCATAACTTTAGCTCTTTGCTCCATCACAGTTAAAATTTGTATCTTACGTGCATAGGGTTTATTTATTTTTTTTACCTTAGCCACAGTTTTTCTTGCATCAGTAGGCGTAGCAAATTTTATACTTACCGTATCTTTAGGGTTTTCATCAGTATATAATCTTCTACCTGATTTTTTAGGTTTTTTACCTGTCCCTACTTTTGGATCTTTTTTAACCATTATTTTGGTTTCTTTTTATATCTAAGTCTTTGATCCTTTTCAATGGCTTCTAAAATCTTTGCTTGTTGTGCATGCAGTTTAGTTGCCTTTTTTAGACCTTTAATAACTTTTTTTAGTCTTGCTGTATAATGCATTTTTACTCCTTATCTTCTTCCATCAGGTTGTACATCAGCTCGGAACGCACCAAATCTCCAAGATTCATCTGTGGAAGTGTTTTCTATTTTTAACGATGCTAATCTACCTCGTGCCCTTGTGTCAACCTTTTTTGTGCTAGATGTAATAGTAAAAGGTCCAAGCGGTGAAGACGCTTCAGTTTCTGATGGAAAGTCTTTTAAACTTATTGTTATCTGAGCATTACCATCAAGCTTACCAAAGTCTGGAATAAATCTTCTTATTTTTACAAAAAACTCACCTGCACTACCTTCCATAGGCATTTCAAAATCACCTGATTCTATAAATGCATTTATAGGTGTTTTGTTCCCAACCACATCCAGTTGATTATTACCTGTTTCATGTTTGTATAATATAGCTGCACCAAACTCATTGGTAATACCATTAATAGATATTGATGGTAATCCTGTAACATTATATTCTGTTGCATATGG